CAGGGCCTGGAGGAATATCTGACCCTCCACCCACAAACGATATCCTTAACGGAGCCCTGACAATGACCATCTTCATTCTGACTTCCTCCGGTAAACCTGCAGGCCACCAAACAACCTGTTCCTGCTCAAAGGCTTAGGTGCTGTCTGGCAGATGAAGTCAAACCCCTCCTTCAGAAGCTTGGAGTCAGCCACTGCCTCGATGACTCCAAAACCCACAGCTTTTATCCCGTGATAGAACTGCTGCTCCTGATAATTCTTGTAGTCAGGGTGACAGTCATGGGCCAGCAGATACCCACCAGGAACTACCTTCTCTCCCCACGAATGCACGTCCTTAGCTACGCAATCATAGCAATGGCAGCCATCAACGAATACCCACGTCACCGGATCATTGATAGTCTTGGCTATCTCAAATGACTGCCCCTCTATGAACCGAGCCTTGCACGGGCCCATCGAGGCTATCCCAGAGCACTCCTGCTCCCACATATCCCTGGCCATGAACTTGCCACCACGGGCATGATCCTGTGGTTTAGCAATGTCCATCCCTACAAAGAGAGACTCACACTGCAACTCATTCAAAGCCTGAATAATGACCTTGCTTGTGCCTGCCAAGTGAGTCCCGAACTCTACAAAGAACCTTGGTCCAGGAAGCTCAGACGCTTTCTCAAGTGTCGCTAATATCGCCGACAGGTCTCCACGGGTCGTCGTCCCCTGCTTGTAATGCGTTATATCTATAATCGTCGGCTTCATATGTTTTCTTCCAAAAGCATTCAGCCAGATAGTCCCCGGCCATCAACAACTTGTCAACTCTAAACTCATCTTCTGTCCAATAAGAACGTACAGCAAGCCTTACCTCTACTGACCACCTACCATCCCAACCAGCGCCAACTATCAATCCGCCTGGCCTCACCAGCGGAGCCAGGTACTGAAGGAACCCGAGTAGCTTCGGTACTCGCTTGTCCCCGTCGATGACCAAGACATCTATCCCTGGCCCTACAAACTCAGCGAATTCGTCCAATGGCCCACTCTTGGCCTTCACCTTGTGGCATTCTGAAATCTCATCACACCCCGCCCAGCACAGAAACGCCATGTTAGCACCAGAGATGTCTATGTCGGGATCCTCTGTCAAGTAGAGGTCCTCACTCCATACCCAATCGTCATAGCACAGAATCCTTCTGCACCCTGTTCTATGCTCAAGATCCCACGTCAACAGAATGTTCTCTGTGCCTACTTGTACGATTAAGTTAACACCGCCATCCAGATCGTTTATCAGATCCACTACTGGGTTGTATCGCTCACCTCGGAGTGTAGTTCTTTTCCCTTTGGAAAACACCCCGTACGTTGTAGGTGTGTAGAGCATAGCGCATTGCATCCATCGCGTGATCGTTTATCTTTGCAGGGTTCTCTTTGCCAGGCATCCAGTGGTAGTAAACGATTTCACCTAAGACTGCCTGACACCTGTTCGAAAACATTAGCTTGGTAGAACCAGATAACTCATCGATCTTGAGCAAGTCAGCAACAGCTTGAATGCCGTCCATTACCTGCTTCAATGCCGGTGCTACTGGTAACCTGATCAACTTGAGCATATTGATATTCTGAGGACTCGCACTGTCAGCAAAGAACATCTTCACTTCCCACCTGGCTCTTAACTCCTGTGCCCTCCGAGCCCATGAGTCCTGCGAAAGGTTCTGAGAGAATACCAGGATCTGCTCTCCTAACGATTCATCCAGACAGTACCACACTCCATTCCGCCCCATCCCAAACACAAGAATACACCCAGGGTGATCCACACCGTACCCCCAGTCGATACCAGCTATCACCCGATTCAGCTTGATGACGTTGTCACCAGTACCGATGGCTTTGCGACCTGACGGAAGAATGAACCTGTACTCGTCAGGATTGAACACATGAGCAGACTCGTTGAACTCCTCAAAAATCTGGCCCTCAAACACATCCCATGACGCTTCGAAGGTACGCTTGAAGTACTTCGGCGGCATAGTTGCTTTGAGCCGGGCGATCTCTTTCTTGTCGATGTAAGGGTTGTCTATCGTCTTCCAGGTAGTGAAGAAGATCTGATCGTCAGTCCCCTCTATGTAAGCATCGTACAGCCGCTTCTTGGCCCAGTTAGGGCCGCGTGGAGTCCCAGTCAGGAGCAACCAGCCCTTCTTATCACTGAGACGGGTCCTGGCCTCGTCGAACATGCTTTCCTTGATCAAGGGGAACTCGTCGATCCACACCCCATACAGCTTCAACCCCTGCCAAGACTCAGGCCTGCTACACGTCAGGAAGTACACAAAGCTCAGCCCCCTCTTACCCCTAATGATCATACGGTGCTTAGTCCCGTGATACGGGTCCACCATCAGTGCATTAGGCACCTTACGTTGCCATGCAGGAAGAATCACCCTCTCGATCATAGGGAAGTCAGGAGCACCTATGCAGATCGTGTACGGCTCTCCATTGTCGATATCAGCTTGATCGTATCCAGGTTGGTTGATCGCCCTATCAAAAGCATCAGCCACCCCGCAAGTGGTCTTTCCACCACGTGCGCCTGTAACCATGACCCTTGTCCTGTAAGAGTCAAACGCCTGGTGCACCATGATCTGCTTCTCAAACGGCTGGTAGTCAATGTTGACTTTTGTGACGTTATCCTTTTCCAGGTCCAGCCGGTTTACGTCTTCTATTGAAGCGTCTCGGATGATTCCTCTGGCAAAGTCGTCTGACTTGGCTTCTTTTTCAGCACTAGCCGCCTTGGAGACGTGCTCGGCTGGGTCGAGGAAGATGAACTTTCTGAGGCTATCGGGGTCGTCGGGGATGTCGGAGCTTCTTCGGGGGATACCACTCGTATCTCTTTTGATTTTGCGTTTTGCCATTCTTCAACTCGCGTTTGGAACTCCTCCAACCCCATCTTCGGTATGACCTTCTGCTGGGACAGAGGTGAGTTAACACACCATACCTCGATGTCCTTCCAAAGGCCAAAGTCTGAAAGCATCTCCAGCTTTCCTATCATGGCCTTCAAACGCGGAGTCACATAGACGCGACTGCCAACCGGCATCTTGTGAATGACCCTCTGCCCCTCGTTGAGGTTGTTCTCGCTAAGAGGGATAGGTTTACGCCCGTCATAGTAGTACTCATCCTTGAGCCTGTAGCAATCATGCCCAAAAATGTAAAAAGTCTTGAATCCCATGTATCGAGCCATCTCTATGGCTCCGATCATCACTGTGCCACGAGAGAAAAACTCAAACCCGTTATCGTAGTGTCTGACCTTCGCCATCGACTCCACAGTATGAATGTTATCAGACTTGCAGTGGCGACGAATAATCTTAGTGCCTTCATGCATACACAACACGTCGGTCGCTGGCGGACAGAACTGAGCGTACTCCAAAATGATAGGGTCGTCAGACAGGACCCAATAGTTAGCACGAGCCTGCAGCTTCCTGATCGTTTCGTTGATGGCAAACACGGTCCACTCAGGAGGGATCATCTTGTCATCGAACGATTTGAACGTAGTCCCAGAACAACAAATAACAGCCGTCTGCCCTTTGAACTTGTTCCGCAGTTTCTTGATCCCAGTAAGCTTAGTGCCTCCGTGCCTAAACACTCGCTGCTCCATATAGACCTCCAGTCTTATAGCAATTGTAGTAATCAGATAAATGCTCGTCTACTAATGCCTCTGCCCATGCGGCTGTCTTAGGACTCAGAAAATCCTTATACCCAAGTATCTTCCCAGACCTGTAATGGTAATTCGTGGGGTCTATAGGATTCAGCGAGATTCCACGCTTCTCTTCCTGGAATGGAAAGTCCACCTCCTTGTCAGATGCCTTTAGATTATTGAAACTGAATATCTTGACTACAGTATCACACACCTCCATAGGCACGTGATCAAACCCTATTGTCTGAAGTATTACAGCCAGTATGTGTGACTCCCTACTTGGATCTATGGCCTCTTCAAACTTGACCAGTTGAAATGCCTTAGGAACGTCTGTTTGCTCAGACCAGTCGTTGAACCAACGTATGTTCATCGCGAGCCCAAACTTTGGACTCCTGAAGAACTGCTCAAACGAATGGACATTCATGATTGGCCCCTGCTTACGTCTGTTCACCATCAGGAACCACTGAGACACGTGAACGTCTATGGGATTCCGTATGCAGAGGACTACCCTCTTGTTCTTCCACCGAATAGACTTATCGGATATCCACCTCTGCTCTTTCTGTATCTGGAGTTTCGTCGCAGCGCGTACGCCGGATCCGTCATGACTGCGCTTTACCATACAATCATGGCCAGTGATGCCATTCTTAAGCATGATGTAATTCAGCATGTGAAGGATGCGCGTACTCGAACTCCTCGGGATAGCTACAAGCACAGAATCAGGCAAGTACGGAGGCGTCTTCTTGTACTTAGACAGCTCGCTTTTCAGGTGCTTGATTTCTTCAGTTTCGAAAGACATTGATCCAATGGGACTTTCTGCCAGGCGTCAATTGGTGACAACATAGACATGCTGTAGATGCCCCTTCCAGGCCACTCACTTGGGTATGGATTCTTCTGATTCTTGAAAAACCCATGCAGTTCCCGCATCTGCTTTATCCACTCATCGTGACGGTCCTGGATAACCATAGTGAAGCCATCCATATCCTTGGACCGTTGCTTCCTCTTCTCCTTGCCCTTTGACTTACCGTCGTAGTAGTAGACTTCGGACCCGTCTTTGTTGGCCCGCTTGTACCCGTCTACACCAAAGAGAAAGATCCTCTTCGCGCCCATCTTCCACGCAAGCAAGATTCCACCAGTAGCGACTGTCCTGTGAATAAACAGGTTGTCATCGCCAGCCGTCACGTTGTTCAAAACTGGCATCAGATTAAACTGGTACACCCTCTCCTTGAGGCTATCAGGGTGATACTTGGAATTGAGAAAGTTTGTACGCACATGCTTCTGGCAGACAACCATAGTCTTATCTGCATACTCGAACTTCTCATAGCCACCATGAATGATCGGCCCACGTTTAGGCAGGAAAAATAAGTTAGTGTCACTGAACAGGTGAATGGTAGGTGCGAAACCTGGGACCTTGACGGCATCGTTAAGAGCAACCGTCACGCAGTCATTCAGTTGCGTCCAATCAAACCCCATCAAGCTTGATCCAGTACCGCAGATAACCACATCCCTACCCACGAACTTGCCCTTCAAGCGATTGATATGATTCTTGTTGTCAGCGCTCATTGTAAAGCAACGCCATCTCAGCCTTCCGGAAGTCATCCTGGTTACCCACGTCAAAGGCCTCGCCCTTATACGGCAACCACGTATGAATAGGCTCGATTGGAGCTAACCAAGAGAAAAAGTCACCCAAGTTGTCCCCCTTGTTCTTCTCATAGAACTCAAAGAACACGTCTATCAAAGAAGCAGGAAAGTATGCAGGTCCCATCCAAACACTGGGCGCAGACTCGTCAGCTTTCTCCTTGAACTGGTACACAGTCCCATCTGGATCCACTTCCACCGATCCATATCTGGACGCGTCTACACCGTCCCTCACCCTCTTCAAAGCAATGATCGCACTACCGCTACCCATTGACCACTTCACAAAATCTGACACTGGATAGGTACAAACCGTGTCCGCGCACATAAGGAAGAAGTCCCTACGTTCCTTCAGACGCTGAAGGACGAAATAAAGCGACCCCAACGCACCATTCGCTTTCTCTGGCGACGGTGCCTGGTCATTGTGAAGCTTGATATAAGGCAGGGTGTTCTGACCTGGGTCGCTATTCTGTAGCCCGGCCTTCCATTGCCTGAACAACTTTGCCCACTTTGCATTGTGGACAATGTGAATCCCAGTGACCCTCTTGTCCATGAACCCCTCAATCGCCCTGTTAAGCAACTGCTTCTTGTTGATTGCCAAGAGCGGCTTGCACACTCCGTCCTTCCGCCCGAATCGAGTTCCAAATCCAGCAGCAAGTATTATCGCGTTCATTTATGATGCCAATATTCTGGGTTTACCAATGCTATCGAAGAGACGATCTTCGCTCTATCGTCCACACCAAGAAACGCGGCTAAGCGCATCACGTGCATTACGGGGTTCTCTATCAACTTCTCCATAGTTATGGGCAGTACTGTTTTCCCTTTCTCTTCGCACTGCGTTATGAACCTCTCCACTTTCAGTCGCGCAGACTTGAATCTCCTTCCAGCAAACACTCTGGCCTTCTCTCTTGAGAACGCCTTATTCTCTACCATTCGTTTCTGAGTTAAACTCCTCAGAACATTCTCTGTTTTTCTGTTTGTCAACACCACCTTAAAGTCATAATTGCCTATGATATAGTCCTCCATGTACCTTCTATCGAAGCCATGGATCTTTATCCCCATAGACTTGTATCGCCGAAAATAGACCCTGGCACGCTTGTCCGTGAACAGAGGCGCACTGACTATCTGCTTGACGTCAACACCACCCCACTGTCCCCCAGGCTCAGACTCAGTAGCCTCCCTGTGTTCTATCGTGAATCCAAGCTCATTAACGATAGATGCGACCAGACTCGTCCCCGACCTGGGGGCACCAATAACTATCACTTTCAGCATAAAAAAACACCCAGCCATTTCTGACCGGGTGCTCTTCAAGGACCTCATTACCTACGGGTTGATGATCTTCGCCAGGTTCGCATCGAGGAGTTGCGTTCCGTAAAGAACGTCGAAGCTCATCGTTACTCCCTTGTAACGAATATCATACGCACTCGTTACGCGCATACTAATGTCGTCCAGAGACTGGTAGGCACTAATAGCACCCAACGAACTCGGGACAGCCAAGAGAGGCCTGTTGACAAGAGCAATCGCGTTACGGTGGAACGCCAACGACTGAACAGTGTTGTCGGTATCCGGAGCCGTAGTCACGTTTTGCGACATGTAAATGTCGAAACCAAACTTCCGTCCCAGCCGACCATTGACAAGCGCCTCAGTCGAACCGGACTGATCAGCCTGAACAAAGAGGTTGGAACGAAGCAGGTCGGCCTCATGCTTGGTGCATACGACCAGAACGCGGCCACTCGTCGGACACTGAGCAGTGTTCAGTTCCTCACGAGCATCGATGATGTCATCCTCAGTCATCGCAGCTCCGAGCCCAGCGGTGCCGAAGGCAATACGGCTAACCGCATCGCCAGCGACGTCCGTGGACGCTTCACTGGTAAACTCAGTCATGATGTCATCATCGATTCTTTGAGCGATGGGATCCATAGCCGGAACAAGAAATTCCGCCCGCAGATCCTTAATCGATGTTGCTTCATCACGATCCTCGACCAGGAACGCCGTGTAGACCAGCGTATCCAGAGCAATCGAAAGATCGCGTGCGTTGAGGTTGTCGACTTCAATCTGGCTGTCTGCGTCAGAACCAGACTGGCCAGCCCATGTGCGAGCGGTGAGCTTAGTGGGCTTACGGGTGTGGATCACGTCTCCACGATTGGCCACCTCAGGCTCGAAGTCCCGGTGAACCAAACGAGCCATGACCAGCTCATCCCGCAGAACCAAAAGCGATTCCATCGCCCATACTTCTGGCGGGTAGACAGTAGAAACTAGCGCCATGAGTCTAGAGTTTCTCTCAGACCGAGATTAGGCTTTTTGATGATCGAGCTTCACCTGCTTCGCTTCGAGCGCGGCTCGAACCGCCTCCAGGTTCTTCTCGTAAAAATCGGAGTTCTTGAGCTGGTCGATGGTGAACTTGTGGCCCCCTTCTCCGAGTCCTTCGTCGCCTCCAGCAGCGCTTCCGGGCCGCATCTTGCCTTTGAATAGTTGTGGAACTATCTTCTTGGCAACCACGGACTTGACATACTCGTCGAGGGTCAGATCCCTAATACCGAATTCGGTCTCTTCGGTAGCAGTAATCTTGCCATTTTCCTCATCAACTTTCAGCTTGGCGCGGATTGCCGGAAAGACAATGTCAGGAGATACGCACTCGTGGCGGATGAGCGCATCCTTGACGGTAGTCTCGAACCGGTACTCCTTTTCCTTCTTGTCGGCAGTCTCTGCTCGGAGGGTGGCCTTCGAGATTGCATCCTCCAGCTCTTTTACGTGCTTGCGGAGGCCGACAATTTCAGAAGATTCGGCAGCTGAGGCGTCCTTGCCACCAGGGGGTGACGTAGGCTTGGCCTCTTTGAGCGCTGCAAGATCAGCATGCAGCGTCTTCAGCCCTTCTTCATAAGAGCTAACAGTCTTGCCGAGCTTCTCCTCATAGGTTTTCAGCTGGCGTTCCAGCACGCCTTTTAGGATGTCCGGAGTGACAAACTGAGTCGAAGGATCGGAGGGCTTAGTACCTTCACCTTCCTTCGGCGGATTGTCACCTCCCTGCGGGGTCTTTAGCTCCCCCGGCTGAGCTTTCGGATCATCAGACATAAAAAGCTCCTGTATTAGTAAAGCTTATTTACGATTATTTGTAGTACAGCCAAACTTGTCAAGGCTTAGCGTTCGGAGTATTCCCAAACGACCCATCTCTTTGCCCCTGTTTGCTCACCTTGAAGTCCGGCTCTACAATTCCACCTAAGTCTGGAATACGCAAGGCGTTAGCGTCCTCGTTGCCCACCTGCGTATTGATCAGATCGTTATCTTCGATTTCCTTATTAACTTCTCGTACAGTTTTCGGAGATGCGTCCCCAATCTTGCTCGCTGCAATCCTCTTGTGCAGAGTTCGCAGCAGGGTCGGAGAGTTGATCATCTGCGAAATCATCTCCGTCTCCTCGATCAAGCTCGCCGTAGAAGACAGATCAAATTCCTCAGGGTATGTCACGTCCCCCTTGAAGAGCTTCTCACCAGGGAAAGCCGTCTTGTCAGACAACCTCAGGATCCCCTCATAGAGGTCACGCTCGATCTGAGCAGCAGTGTCAGCAATATCACTGAGGATCCGAGCCTCACTGGTGCCAAAAGACCACGCACGAGCCACTCCAGACGCCTGGAAGATTCTCGCCCCGGGCTCCATGACTCCCAGCGGGTCCGTGTTAGCGTGCCGCTCGATAGTCTCCTGCTTCTGCTTGATCAGGTTCTCAAGCGCATTGAACGCACTCGTGGGAGCCTCGACGTAGCTCACGTCCTCCTTATTCTGGCCAGCCCCACCTGGGTGCAGCTTCAGGTAGCTCCCCGTCCCTACACCGACCTCCCCAAGCTCCTCCTGGGTGTGGATCTTCAGTGTCGGGTGCGCATGGAGATACGCATCAAACACCTGATCAGACTCACACCGGAACTTCTGAATATCAGCCTTAGCCATCCACCGGATGTACCCAGATCCGACCATCGACTTGATCTTGCTCGGCCAGTAAGCAACGATCATCGGCACAAAGCCCAGATCGTGGTCCACCACATGGTCAGTGCCAAGCTGGACAGCCTTGCCCTTGTCATCCACAAACTCCCACCATACGGCCTTGGACCGGTCATAATGAATAAACCGGGTGACCTTGATAGCAGGGGAAAGAGGATTGTTCGGATCCATCTTCCGATGCGTCTCCTCCTTGATTCGGATCATAGTCAGCTTGTTGTAGCCATCCACGTCCCAATCAATAATATTCAGAGGAGAGTAGGAAATAGCGTACGGGCGTACGCCAAGAGCCTGCTCGTCTGCACGGGACAGGTCAGGAGGAAGAAGGATGTCCTCCTTTCCACGGACATTCAAGAGGATCCTCAATGTCCCATAGCCAAGAAGCTTGGCTATGACTCGCTCCATGAACGAGTTAATGTTCTGCCCCTCAAGGTCCACGTCCTCGATAAACTTGTCAAGCTCCGCGTCCTTTAGCTCCCTCTTAGGCTTCTCCTTATAGAGAGCGCCCACCAAGCGAGCAATAGCCCGAGGCGTCTCAGGTATGAATTCAGACATAGCCACTCTGAATGCATACTGATCTTCCGGCTCTAGCTTATTCCTCTGCAGGTAGAAGCTTTTATCTGCCTCGTCGTCACCGATAACGTCCCGGTACGTCGACCAGATAGGTGCCCACTTTTTGTACAACGCGTGCGTTCCATTTAGCGACTCGTACAGATCGGCCTTGTCAGGCATCACATACTCCCTATTAAGTCTGTCAACTTAAGATATGACAGAACTTAAGGGGTATGCAATTATTTTCCCTTGATAGTCCCAGATCTAATTAAGGCACCTGACGGATTATCTGGGGCACCAATGGGGACTATCGGGGCTGCCATAGTGCCCCTCGCAGTGGCAGGATCAGTGGCTTTTGGAGCCACCGGGCGGGTGTATGCTTCGACCTTATCTATCAGGTCCTGCAACGAGTTAGCGTATTCAAGACTCAGGATCTCAGCGATTTTCCGGATACTGTCAAACTGGCCCTCAAGAGGCCGGTACTTCTCCATCAACCAGTACTTGGCCTTACTGTTCTTCCTAGCCTGCTCTACCTGGATGAAAAAGTTCATTCGAATTCAAGCGCCCCAGTCACGAACTGCTCGATGAACGCATTTAGCACCTCGTGCATCGTCAGTCCCTGGTCAAGGCACTTCTTGTGAAACTTGACCTTCAGATCCTGAGGGACCTGAAAATTCATCTGAACATTTGCTTTCTTTTCCATAATTCGCATGATTTTACTCGAATAGGATTATAGGTCAAGCCCCGAGTACAGCCGCACTACGGCGCTGAGACAAGCGTTCCCGTTACTGGTTACAACTTACGACGCAATACCTCAGGGCTTGACGTAATTCTCATAAAACGAATCCAAGGTGTCAGTTAAGTAGTCTCTTCCCCATTCGATATCATCCTGCTTCAACTCATCCATAAATCCATATGGCAGCCCCTTCCGTGCAAATAGAGCATTTGGTGTGGACCTCAGCACCTCCAAAGAAACCCTCTTCCCCTCCTGCATCCGGATCTCCTGCTGGACCTCCACCATCCTCCGCTCAGCATCGTACTCCTGCACCGCCCCAAACGAACACAACCTCAACGCCTCGTCTATCAGCCTGTCCTCCACCTCCACACCAGCGAATTCGAATATCCGCTGCAGATTCTCCCTGGGATCATGCTCATACAAGACAAAAAGCATTCCCCTCGTTTGTGCCCCTCTGTAAGCCCTCACCCAGTCATTCATGAACTCTACGATATACGGAAGCCCTCTCGACTCGCTCCTGATATACCCAGAAAGCCCAATCTTCCTCAACCGACCCTGCTGCAATCTGGTCCACAGATAGTGGTACCCACTGATAGCCACATCCAAAGGATGCCGCACCAGAAGGATCACCTTCTTCTTACCCCATATCCTCTTCTTACTCTTCTCATACCGCTTCCGTGTATCCGAAGTATGGATCGATGTGCTTCCATGCCCGAAGTAAAACAGGTTATGGTGACTCTTCAAACCAAGCTCCAAAGCTACCGTCTGAACCATGTACATGTACCACGTCCTACCAGACCGTGGGAAGCTGACAAACTTCACGTCAGGCAAGTAAGACGGCTGCTTGCACGTCCTCCAGTGAGCTTCGAGCTTCTCGATGTGAGTCATTGTTAGCTACTTGTAAATAGGTGTCAGCCCTACCACAAACTCAGCCACCTCTTCCAACCCGCGCATTCGCTCTTCAAATTCTATAACCGTGCACTGATATTGCCTGAGTATATAGTTGTCGACACCATTTTCGTCCATAGTAGGGCACACTGATGTGACGATGTAACCTACAGGTGCTGGGTGCCGCCAGATACTCATCGCTAATAAGACCCTACCAGACTCACAGTCATCATCATCTGGACGGTTCCTCTCCAATTCCTCCTCCACCATCCTCTTGCCAATAGACATTAACCATGCTCCTTAGTTAAAAGGGCCCCCGGACCATAGGCCCGGAGGACCCATGAGGTGGGGAAGAATTCTACGGAGTCCCTGAAACGACAACCTGGATCACCTGTCCCTCAGGAACAGTCTCAGTCTGCTCAAATCGCACCGTAACCGGCCTGATCTCACCAGCGTCCATAAAGAACGCCGTCTCAGATACCGAAACCCGAACCTTGTCCGAATACTCACTCGGTACCTTCGTCGCGCTTGCTGCCACGTAGCACCTGCCCGCCGCCCTGTTTATCAAGTTCAAAAGGATCTCGGCGGCCCCCTCCGAATCGAAGGTCGCCCTTGCCCCGTTTGGGGCTGAGACTTCAATCGTCCTGGCTTCCGCACCAGAACCTACAACCTCAAGCGTAATCTCAAATGGCATCACTTAACCTCCTTCAACGTCGGCTTCTCAACATGGTATACAAACTTACTAAGCACAGGTGGCTTGGCACCGGCACAGTCCACCTTCACAAAGCCACCATTCACCTCAAGGAACTTCTTTATCCCTGGCGTAATCCCAAGGAGCTTTTCCATCTGCTTAGCAATAGCAGGCGGGATGATGCACACGCTCTTCTCCTCACACTCGAAGAACACATCATCGTCATCCCACTCAACACTCGGACGAACAGTTGACAATATATACGTCCCAAGATCATTGAAGTTCTCGCACTCAGAACGCTCCTTGCCCCAACTCAGAATATAGAATGCCATGTCAGCTCCTCTCACGCAATCCAACTGGGCCACGGCTTCAGCCTCTTCGCACCCTTAGGCACCAATACCACGTCACCATGCTGGTACCAGTCCTGACCGTTCTGAGCAAACTTCACATTCTCAAACCCATTGCGAAACACAATAGCGTCACGTACCGTCTCACACTCACTGTCCACCCGCTCCACATGGATAATCCCCTCCAAACTGGGGTTCTCCATCTCCAAGTACCGAAGCATGTCCTCCCCAATCTCCATCTCCAATAAACGGTACTTGATCGCCTTACCATCAATCACAGGCGTCTCACTCGCCACCTCCCTGGCCTTCAACGCCTTACACAGACGCTCAATCCCTACCTTCCTGACGAACTCACGCCGAACCTCAACGTTGTCGATGTACTTAATCCTCGCCGGGTCCAACTGAGCATCCGTACTCTCAGACAACCACTGAGGCACCCTCACACCGTTCAATACCCACAAGGCAGCGTTGTCCCTGAACTGTATCGCCGGACTACCGTCCTTATGCACCACCTTGTTAGCAATCTCACCGTCAGACCAGTGCAAAGCGTTCGGACGGTCACACACCACACACAACCCCACATACGGCCAAACCCAAAACGCACTCTCAGCCAATGCAATGTGATTCGCCAACTTCCTGGCATCCTCAGGCTTGTACTTGATCAAGGTCCCCATGAAGTCATAGAACCCCACCCAGTACGCACCATTGCTGCCAAACCACGTCAATGCGTCGTTCAACGCCACCCGCACAGGGTCCTTCAGATGGCTTATCTCCTGAACCTCATCGTACGGAAGACCCAGAAGTTCCATCAGCCCCTTGTACGACTCAACGAACCACTCCACATTGGACATCAGCTTCTTCGCCGTGTAAGAAGCGTCACTCGGCGCATCCCACGACTCAGTAGACGCCCACTGCGCTTGCTCCAACGTGATGATGTCCAATCGCAAGCACGCTATGAACAGTACCGCCTCCCTGGGAGATCGCGCCCACAAGAAAACCGGACGCTTCTGATCAATCTCCTTGTACATCCCACAGACCGCACTCTCTGCCCTCTCCTTGTCCGCCCGCTCAGTGCTCTTCCCCACCTCGTGCCACTTAATCCGATACTCCTCCATCTCCTTCTCTTGAGCTGGAGTCAGCTTGTCCACCCTCGCCATGGTCTTCCCTCCACATACTATAAATAGACTCGTTATATAAGTGCTGGGCACCCCACGAAAAATTCCTGATCAACCTACTACTGATAGAAAAAGTCACCCCCCCGAGAGTGTCAATCCAGATATTGTTCTGGAGCTTCTCCATATGAAGCTCGTCCATCTCTTCCCTCAGGCTCTTCACTTCCATTTGTATAAATGGCCCCGGAGCATATGCCCCGAGGCCACCACCACAGTCAGTCGACGACTTCTCTCTTGTCCCCAGAAGGATCCAACTCCACCACCCGCCGAATCTCGAAATCACCCTTCGGGATGGTGCGAGTCGAGTGCTCCTCATGAGTCAAAACCGCAGACTCAGGGACAGTCAGACGCTCATCGGTGAACGTCAAACCAGGACCCATCGCTACGTGCGCGTGACCAGTCGCCTCTCCCTCTGCGAGCACAACTCGCTTGTCAACCATCATATCCTCCTTGAAAAAGAGTGGTGTTATAGGGAGGGAGCCTTGCTCCCCCCCCTGCGACAGCAGTCTACTTGATCTCACCCTTCGCTTCAACCTATATCTATATGTCGAAAAAGCGGTATTCCGTAGCAAAATTCCACCGCCACGGGATCACCTGTAGGATTGCAAGAAACATGTGCTCAAAGCTATGCACAACTGAGGATTGAGACTGGTCAGGGTCATGTCAGGAGCCCTTCTTCTTCGAAGGCTTCTTCTCAGGCTTCAACAGCCGCAGCTTAGGCACGCCAATCGAATCCAAACTCGGAGGTGGGGGCGCTATGTAATGAGCATGCCCCAAGATCCCATTCACATAAGGCGCTGGTGGGTCCTTCTTAAACTTCTCAACATACGCCAGCCAATGCCAATGGTGAAGAAATATCTTCACGGCATGACGCCTTGCCTGATAGTCCAATCTGCCAGGAGGGATCTTCCCATCCTTATAGATCTTCTTATCACGAGCGTTCATCCTGGGACGCTCTTCCAGCGTCTTGTCAGCCAACTCCTTGAAACCACCAGACAGGTTCCTCTTAATCAGCAGCATCTTATGACGCTGATAAATGGCACCATAAAAACACCGATCACCCTTGGTGTGGTTCCTCACAAACTGGTCACCCAGTTTCCAACACGCCGTCTTCAACCGCGCATTCCAAGGCCTCTGACTGATCCCCTTAATCACATTCGCCTCAGTCGGGACCTTTGCCTTAGCATCCTCAAACTTCTCATAGAACATTGCCGACCCAAACAAACGGTCCGGCTTCCGGTTAACCCTGATCGAACACGCGGCAATCAGAACCTCGATGTCTTCTGCAGCTTCAGGATGCTCCTCCTTCACCTCCTTCACCATCGCCTTCGCCTCTTCAGACTTCACCCACCTGTTCGTTGGGTCCAAACCTGCAAACCGAAGGATGTGCCCAGCAGTAGGAGCCCGATTCAAGTCAATGTACGCCCTGAACGGAGCCGCCAAAGTAGCCTGGACACCAAGCTGCGCCATAGCCCACTGCGATGTCTTGTCATGCTTCAACAACGCTGGCAATGTCCGCTGAACCACCTCCTCTAACTCATCAATCTCCTTGAACAAGGTCCTCGTCAATACCAGACTCTCCCCACGCTCAAGACGCTCTATAGCCTTAATCTGGTTCCCCATCTTGATCCGTACCTTCTGCAAATTGAAGTACAGATCCACCAGGAATCGAAGGTCCCTACGCATGGACTCAGGCTTCATGTCCTTAGCCATCCGTAGCAAATCGACCTTCAGCAAGTTCGACTTGTCACTCAACGTTGTCATTTCTTTAGCCACCTCTTCAGCGCCACAAACAACTGGTCCATCGCACGCATTTCACCCTTGTTATTATAATTAAGCATCTTGAGGTTAATCGAATCTCTAAGCAGGTTGGCGTAATAACTCAAAGGCATACCAATTGCCTTCTTGTTCACCTCCAACTGTGCCTCAGACATCACCTTGCCCGCCAAGTGCTTATACGGCACCTTTGGAGAGACCAACTTCTCAGTCTCAGTCGCACCCTCATCACCAACCAATACCGCCCTCTGCATGTAAGACTGACTGATCTGATCCTCAAAGTCCTGCTGACTAATCCCAAACATGGCGCTGAAACGCTTGTCCGAAATCCCCATGTCACGAGCCACAGTCATGCAACGCTGGATGTCCGAAGAGTTCAGCGGTTCTCCATGCCGCTCGTTAATCTCCTTAGACTCCTCCAACATCGCAATCTGGTCCTTATAATCATGGTACTCCACCTTGATCTTAGCCTCAGGACCAAACTGCTCCTTCTTCGCGGTAACTCTGTGGAACCCATCCACCACCATGTTGGTCTTACGGTCTACAATGACCGCTGGGAACGTGTCACCAGCCGCCATTGCCTTCTTGTATTTGCGCACCACTGTGCGATGTACGCCATTGTTCCCATCATACTGCCACCTGGGGTAAATCTTGAAGTTCAAGATCAACAGCCCCACCGCTACCATTGTTACCTTAGGCATATCATTCGTCCTATCAAGGGCCAAGACTTCAGGCTTGGCGGTCCTACTCGTTCTTTTGTATCGTCCTATCTATCGTCACTACTCGTTCTGTTGGTACGTCCTATCGAGGGTCATTACTCGTTCTTGGTACTCGTCCTATCCGACACGTCTACTCGTTCTTTTTTGACGTCCTATCTAGGGGCGCTACTCGTTCTTTCCTTGTGTCCTATCACAAGTGACTACTCGTTCAGATTTTTCGTCCTATCCCACAATACTACTCGTTCCACTTCGACGTCCTATCGAAGAGAGCTACTCGTTCATATTTTCTGTCCTATCTCACAATACTACTCGTTCTCCTTTATCGTCCTATCAGAAGCCCCTACTCGTTCTACATTTGCGTCCTATCCGTCTCAACTACTCGTTCAAGTCCAACGTCCTATCAGCTTGGACTACTCGTTCTCGTTTAACGTCCTATCTATCGTCCCTACTCGTTCTCTCTATTCGTCCTATCTACTTGCGCTACTCGTTCCTCTATCCCGTCCTATTATCTTGAACTACTCGTTCATGGACGTCGTCCTATCCGCTTGCACTACTCGTTCTTTTGTGTCGTCCTATCTTCGCTGTCTACTCGTTCTTCTTTTCTGTCCTATCGAGCTGGGCTACTCGTTCATGAATGACGTCCTATCGTCTTGGGCTACTCGTTCATCTCCTCGTCCTAAGGGTCTTCGGTGATAAGGACCGCCACGCCCGCCGCATGCATCCGCCATCCAGGCTCCACCATGCACTCGTCCACAGCCCTCGTCTTAAGCGAATCCACACCGTATACCTTGAACATCGCTCCCATCGCGTGCAATCGCGTCACGTGCAAAGCGATAAACGTGTCGTATGGATCCAAACTGATCGAATCAAGACGCATTTCTCAAGTACTTCTTAATCTTCACCACCGTGTCCATTTGGTCCCACTCCAATGCTGCCGGACGAATCGCCGAACACAGAGGCGCTGCTTCAATCATCAGAGACGTTAACGTCATATTCCTTCTCCACAGTCCCAAACCGCTCGTCACCACGGACATGCGGAGACCACCAGTACACCCCCTTATATCTACCAAACAATCCCTTCT